GGGTATGTCCCTTCCTCACTATTTACCAATTTTCCCCTTTTGCTTGTTTCCAATTTATCTCAATTTCTTGTTTCATTAATTTACATTTTATTTGACTCAAATATTTCTTGATTTTCTGTCTCATTTGTGTATATAATGAAAGCGATAACAATTATCATTACAATCAATACATAATTGTCAACACATAAACTTTACAAAATCTTATCTTGACGAGAACACTTGTTTTTGATACAATATAAATAGGTATTAATGATACATAATTCGTGATGGAAGAAGGTAGACATTATAAGAACTCAATTTGTAGAAGTCATAGAGTACGACCAATTCATCAATTTACGTAGACATTATTTACAACAAAGCAAACTAATCAATTATTACATAACATGTGATGCAGATGTGGTAAAATATGTGTTAGTATTAAATAGAGAACAAATATCATAAAGCGAGGTAAACCGAATGGAATTTATAGTTTTAGTCACAGCAATTTTCGGGGTCTTAATCATTTACAGTATGCGTCCTAATTCATCCAAGAAATCACAGCAAGAATCATTATATAATGTAACTGAGACAATTACAACACGTCAATTTATGGAAACAATCGACTTAATGCGAGACAAAAACATTATCACAACACAACAACACATTGATTACATGATTAAAATGAATGCTTTTCTAAAATAGGAGGAATTAACTATGAGAGTATTTAACGAAAACGATTATTCAAATCAAGACCTATTAATTTACCAATTAGAGAAAGTAACAGAATTAGTAAGAGAGATTCACTATTGTGATGAAAAAGGAGATTCACAAAAAGTTCTCGAAATGCTTCCAACATTAGAAAAAGAGTTAAACTTATACAGACGTTTTGAAAAAGCCACTCAATCATGAGTGGCTTTTTCTTTATCCAATATTCATTTTCCTAAACATTTCATAAGACGTAGTTCGAATTAACTGATTGTCAAATCGTAAATATCCTTTCTTGAAAGCTGAAATCATTTTCACAAGATAATAGTTATTTCTCCAACCAGTTGTCAACATACTATTTTCCGTCAAATCATCTGTACTCATTGCAAATACGTATTTAGAACTAGGGTCATAGTCATTACTAAGCCACATAATGCCTTGTGACGTATCAACCCAAACACCCATCGTAACACCTTTAAAAATGATACTAAAGACGTGTTTACTTTCCTTACCTCTTCTATCAATAAACAAATCACTATCATTAGTAAACTCATTGTCTAAACTCATATCACCATATTCTGTTCCATCAATGAGAGAACCAAATCTTGTTTTACGTCTCTCAGTTGAAAAGTCAACACTGTTCGGAATTTCAACTAAGATATTCTTATACGCATTGTAACGCTTCTCAATGTTCGGTACTAAGTCAAAATAGATGAAGTAAGGATTAACAACAGAAACCGCATTGGAGAGACATACACATCGCACGTCTTCACGTCCACGAAAAACAGTATCCATTAAATTAAGTAAGGCTTCTACGTCATTCGGTAAATATCCACTTTTATCTTTCTCACGAATAAACTCATCAAATATAATAGTAGATACGTTTGGGTATGCGTTTGATTTTTCGTTTTGCCATGCACTTAATGGAATCGCCCAACCGAACAACTTTCCATCTATGTACATTTCTCTTCCTTTAATCTTAAATTCATGGTCAGGAAATTCAGTCATTATATCGTTAAAATAATTACTAAATTTCTTTAATTCTGTTTTGTATCTTCGCACGTAAATCATTTGCTTTCCACTCTTCAAAAACTGTTTTATAGGGTACTTCTTCCAAGCGTATGATTTACCAATACCACGGGCACCAATAACAAAATTTAAGATTCGGTTGTAAGTTAGTAATTTATCAGGACTATAATATAATGATTTATCCATGTTCCATTTCTCCTTTTATTTCAGTCGAATTTGTTGACCTACTACAATTTTATTTTTATCTTTTATACTTGGATTCAAGGTTAATAGTTTTGAGACAGTTGTTTTATTATTGAATGCAATGCGTGTTAAGTTATCACCAGTAACAACCGTGTAATACTTATAACTCGCCTTTGGTACAACTAAAATTTGTCCAATTTTGATGATATTTGCATTTTTAACAGTGGTTTTGTTAGCAAATAATAGTTTAGTTAACTTTAAGTTGAACTTCTTTGCAATACTTGTTAGTGTATCACCTTTACGCACCTTATAAGTAGTACTAGTTGTCACATTAGTTGAACTTAAATACTTATCATCTTGTGCGTCATTATTATTAGTTGAACCTGTTCCGTTATTAGTTGAACCAGTTGAACCAGTATTTCCGCCACTTCCTGTTTCAGCACCGCCCGTGTTTGGTGTACCACCATTATTCATCCCGTTTTGACTGTTTGGGTCTGTATCAGGTAGCGGGTCAGGTTTTGTTTCAGTATCTTTATCAGGATTAGTCGGGTCTTTTGGTTCTGTTGGGTCAACAGGTGTTGGTGTTGGGTCAGGTGTTTCTGTAGGTGGTTCAGTTGGAACAGTCGTTACAGGCGTAAAATATAAATCTGCTTCTTCTGCACGTCTACGGGTTAAGCCTGCATACACAACACCGCCACTCTTATTCCATCTACTAAATTGGTAACGCACGTCATCATCTTGATAGGCGTTGACACGTTTTAATAGAGTAGAGTTAGTAAAAGCACTAATACCTACGTTATATGTGAAACTTACTAGAGCATCAAATTGATTTTGATTCACGTTTCGTGTGACAACTCTATCAACAGCGGTCACATATGACACTAAATCATCTTTTAACATTTGTTCGGCTTCTGCTTCTGTAATCGTCATACCTTGACGAACGTCTGAACCGTAGTGACCGTAACCGATTGTGTAATAGGTTTCAGTTGGAACAGCTTTATAAGCGGTTAAGCGTAATCCTTCAAAACTCTTAATAAAATTTACACCATGTTGAGATATATTCATTTCTTGTTGCCTCCTTTAAATATCTTAGTAGCAAAATCAATAAATAGATCAGTTTGCTTATCATCCTCACTCATACGTAAATGAGACAAAATTGAATTAATTTCACTAGCAAGATACCCAACAAACAAAACATATAATGCGCCAATTCCAATAGGTGAGGGGACAAGAACAGAAACAGGAACAAAGTATACAAGAATGATAAACATGACCATTTTTCGTGCAATTCCGTAAATAGCTTTACTACTTGAAAAGCTAACATTTTCATTAAATTTCGCATTTACCCAACCCATTAGAAAATCAATGACATTAGCTATTAAAATGAGAGTAAGTAAATACAAAATCTTTTCATTATCTCCTAGTGTCCATTGAGTTAACCAATCAATCATTTTTAATTCTCCTTATGTGGCGTAGGCGGCCACGTTATGAAAACTGTTTTCATGTGTGGAATTTCACATTATCCATGTGGACGCCTGCGCCAAGTTATTTTTAATATTTCCAACCATTCAGCGTGTCAGCTAGTAACAAATGATAGATTGCCTTTTTCTTTTTATCAGCTTCGCCACCATCGCCACCGCCACCGCCACCACCAAAACTCATAGCCAAGTACAGCTCAGGGTCTATCGTTCCTTCTTCTGTAAAAAATCCGTCTTGACTTGTAGCAATGGCAAAGTCAAGGTGAATGCCTGTACTATTCCCACCGTTACCCATCATGCCTATCTGCTGTCCTTTTGTGACTGCTGTTCCTACTGGAATAGGTGAAGGGCTGTCCATATGTAAATACTGTGAATAGTAAGGGTCGGCTGTATGCTTGATGCGGATGCCATAGCCTGCATTGGTAACTTCTCTGTTTTCAACCACAATGCCATCTTGCGTGGCGTATAGTGGATGAGTCGAACCGCCACCGCCAATATCAATGGCAGCATGAAATTTGTATTCGCCTGTTACGGGATTCGTGCGCCATCCGTATGTGTCGGTTATCGGCAAGCCTGCTTCAGTAGGGAAAGCAGGAGGTGAACCACCACCGCCAACATTGCTACCGTCTCCACTTAATGTATCGTACCAGTGACGTGCTTGTGTGGAACGAATAGGTTGATTCGAATTTGCAGGACGTTCATAGTTTTTAATGAACGCTTGCGCCAAGTACTCAGGTGATTCAGTGGAAACCTTGAATTGCTGAAAACTCATAGGGTACGAACTAGTTGAAATCCACTGAATACCATTTGCAATTTCATAATTGATTCGTGCAATCTGTGAGTCAATATGGTCATATTGCAAGCCACTTGATTGCGCCCAATTTATATACTTGCTTGCAGGCGTCCATTGAACTAGTCCATAACCTGCGCTCATATTTCCAGAGTCCATTGATTCCCATAGTCCAGGATTTATGGTTGATTCAGTTTGCATGTTTCCAAGAATACCTGCAACAGCTTCTTTACTCCAACCTGTTGCAAGCATAGCATTCATAATATATTGTGCGTTTTGTGTTTGTTGTGCTGTATTTAGATAGGTATTACTTCCAACCCACTCAGCCATTAACTAACTGCGATAGGGTACGTAACTGTACCAAATGTATAATAACCACTTGTTGCTCCACTACCTTGCACGTAAACAGAACCGTCTGTGTCAATGTAGCCCATGACATTATTATTTGCTCCACTAAAACTTGTAACAGTTAGCGGTACTTTATAATAAGGAACATGAGAAACTTTAGCTATCTTTTTCCATCCACCCGTAATAGGTAAAACCGCACTATCAATCGTAAACGTTCCTTCTAAGTATGCACGGTGTCCAATTGGTGTACGTTCTCTATACGTATAGATAGGGTCAAAGAATGAACCATTGCTGACACCTGTCATAAGTGTTGCGTTTACTTTTGCATCACGGGCAAAGTTTGCATTGGTTTTGTAGTCAATCCAATCCGTAATGGTTTTGGTTGCATTACTCCAATAAATCCAACGTGTATAAATAAGTCCCGCACTTGAAACATACGTTTGTAAAATGTCAACTCCATCATATGAAACGTCATTGTACAAGAAACCACGTCTACCTGTAGGGGTGTCTTTTGCTACATTAACAGTCCAAGCACCAGTTTCAAAAATATCAGATAGAAGTTGTTCGCTATCGTCTACGATTCCTTTTACTCCACCATTTTCACGGTAGTAGCCACGGGAGATACGTCTAGTTAATGCGTCTGTACCTTTTGCACTAATTTCATAGATTTCATTAATACGTTGTCGGAATTGTCCACGAACGTAACCTACTAGTAATATCTCACTATAATTTTCATCAAGTACTACTTGTAGTCCTTCGGGTTCACTATAACCATTGGAAGACTGCATCGAAACAAATTCGATTAGCGGTCTGCTATTGATTAAGTTTCCAGTAGAGATTTCATATTCCCAAATCTTATGTGGATACTGATTAATTTGACTAGATGAACCGTCAACACCAGTGAGAACAAAAATACTTTTTCTTCCTACTGCCATTCCTTGATATGGTCGTGCGCTTGCATCCAAGGCAATAACACGGGTAGGGGAAGGAAGACTTGACACATTTAAAATATTCTGTTCGTACACATTTACAAAAGAGGGGTCATTTGCATCCATTAAAGTGAATACTGTTTGTTCTTCATTAAATGATAGTTTCCAATCACGTCCGCCAAACTGTGTAAGAACTGTCGTTTGACTAGCTAAATCATTAATGGTTTGACCATTTGTAAAAGCTGTTCGAACCGTCATATAATTTCCGTTTTGGGAAAGGTTCAGAATCATGTTTTTGGAATTGGTTAAATCAATATTGAATCCGTCACCGTGTCCGATGTTTTGGAAAAACATTTCGCCTAGTAACTGACCAGTTGTGTTAAGTTTTGCTATAATCATAGTAGGTGTTGAGAATCGTTTATGTTGGTCTTCATAAGCAACATATAAACATTGATTCTTTTTATCAAATACGCATGTTTGCATAATGTCAAAAATGTCAAGGTAAGCGCCTAGTTTGACATTGTGCTTTAAACTTGCGTAATTGTATGAGTCACCGAAAAGCGTATGAATTAGATCGTTGAAATAACCACTTTCTAATAGTTCTTCAATTTTTTCTTCTGCTACTTCGTGTAACCCGTCACCCATAACCCAATTCATAACTTCATTCCATTGTTCCACGACTTCATTAACTAATTCATCCGTTTCATGTAAGTGATGGATTATCTTATTTACTTTTTCAAGTAAAGACATTGATTCATCAAAAGCAGTCGGCAAGTATCTTTCATATCGTTGAACGAAAACACTTGCTAACATGTTAAATGATGAAAGGGTAGGTTTTGGCAATTTTTACACGCTCCTTAAATTTGTTAATTGATAGGGTTCGAAAACAGGATTATTAATAGAACCTTCATACATGAAAAAATCTTTTGTTGTATAGTCTCCTGCTTGACTATTATTTTCAACTCTTATTCGCATATCCACAAAAGAACCTGTTGTGTATGTTTGGGTAATAAGTCCAGTATTAAGATTTATTAAGAATGATTCATTATCATTTCTCATTAATCGTAATCGTGCGCCTCCACCAATAAACGTACCGCCAAGCGTATAGATTGTGTTCGGTTTTAATTTAATAGGAATATCAAATCCTATAACACCAGCGCTACTTTTAACCATATGAAATTCGTAGTCGCCCACAATTTCACCCATTCCAAAACCCGATTTTACATACCATCTAGGGTCGGTTAATGGAGGTATCAAATTCTTTTTCGGGTACAAGGTTGCTACTGGGTTAACAGCTTGATAAGGTTCAAAAGGTGCAATGTTTCCTAGTGATAATTGAAAATTCTTTACATATTCTTCAACGTTTATAGAAGTATTTGCATGAAACTCAACTCTGTATGAAGCACCAGCAACAACATTAAAACTTAATGATTTTGTCGTAGCAGTAACAATATAATAAGTGAAAGCTCCACCTAATGTTTGTCTTACATATAATCTACCGTTTGGCGATATATCATCAACGGATAATGTGTAAGAATTTCCTGCTTGTAATGTAACGTCAATTCCCGATGTTTGAAAAGATGACGTTTGATTAATCTTTAAATAATAATCTGAAACAAAAACAGCATTTGCATGTTTAGACCAACCACTATCAGTTAACGGTTTGATTAAATTCTTTTTAGGATTCTTCACCGCAACAGGTGGCGCACTCGCTTTAGGGTTTACCAGTGTATAAGGTTCAAACTCAGTTTTAGAACCTACTTCTAATTGAAGATTTTCAAACGTAAACGTTCCTGCTGAACCAAATGTAAGACGTATTGTAATAAACCCTTTATAGGTATCATCAACCGTAAAAGAAAACGTGTCGGGTTTACCTGCGTTTTGGTCTTGCACAAGAACCATATTTGCGTCATGATTTCCCACTTTACGCTTGTATATTCGATAAAGACCAGTTAACTGTTTAAAAGAAAATGTATAAGTTTTCCCAATTTCTACTGGAATCCAAATCAATCTACCTTGGGCACTCACTGTCATGTTGAGTGTCATTTTATGAGGGTTAACAGGGTCAACACTCATTGTTCCGCCACCAGTAGAATAATCAGCAAACCAATCAGCACTTAAAAAGTTTTGAATTAAATTCTTTTTAGGAACTTTATTCGCTAACAACATTTTCTGTTTCCTCTACTGGAGCAATCCCTTCACTCATTGTTTCAACGTCATATTGTAAAAGAGCTGAATAGGTATCTCCATTGATTCCTTTTTTCCAGTCAATGCGATTGTATGTACAGATAACATACGTGTCAGTTACTTCGGGAATTTCCCGTGTTGATTCAAAGTCTTCAATAATCTTTTTACAAGATGTGATAACTTCCACGCATTCCTCATGTGATAATGTCATGATTCCACTTGCAAAAGGTGGAGCGTAAAAATCAGTTGAATTGTATGCCATGTTTTAACCTCCTTATGCTTTTAGAAAAAGCCATGTACTAATTGTGTGTGCGCTTGCGTCTGAATTATTAAAGAAAACTTTAACATAAGACGCTTTTACATCAGTTGTAGCTGAACGCCTTGCACCTGTTGCGGTATTTAACAATGTTTCTTCACCTTGATAAGTTGATTGGTCATGTGACCAAATTAATGTAACTAATGAATTCACAGAAGCATCATTCATTAATGTAAGTGAAACTTTATCAAATTTTGAACAATCTACCCAACCACTAGACGTATTAGATGTATTCGGGGCAACTAATACATTGTTATGTGTTTGAACTAAACTATTCAATCGACTCTGAATTTGAACAGGAAGCTGTACGTCTGTTGAATCAATCTTTATTTTTAATACGCCCGTTGTCGGGTCTGCTCCATTTGCTAACTGAACGATAGCAGGGTTAGCACTTGTAAACTGTTCTTTACCGTTACTTGCGTAAAGAGTACCACCACTCATAAAAATACCTCCTTAGTATACGAGCATGAATAATTCATTCATCTCATTAAATATCTGTTTCTCAATTCTCAACAATGATTCACGGTATTCTTTCACTAACTGCGGATAAGATACCACACCAAACTTACCAGTTTTCGTATTGATATAGTCCTCAATATTATTGATAGCACTATTCAATTTTTCATTTCCAACCGTATCAACATTGGTATCTTTTGTTCCATCATTTGAATGGCTGCCATTGATATTCTCTGTTGAATCTTTGTCAGAAGTGACCGTGTCTTTTTCAGTAGAGTGAGTCGTTGTATCGTTATCTACTTTTGAATCAGAAGATCCCGTAGTTTTATCATTAGTCGTTTCGTCTGTCTCATTATGAGTTGACGTGTGGTTCGTTTGATTTCCTTTTGATGTACCTTCTTTAATTTCGCTCGCATATTCAATGATTCCAGAACCGTCATTTGTTGTAATGGTCAATCGGCTGTCAGGTGTGTCAGATGTTAAATCACGATTGAAATTAGTTGAATCTGTGTCAGAATCACTTGTACCATTTGAAGTTTGATTTCCAGTATGGTCAGTTTCACTTGTACTATCAACATGTTCGGTTACATCATTTTGAACAGTAGAGTCAAACGTTTTATTTGTCGTGCTGTCAAAATCCTCATGACCTGTTTTTGTTTGAGTTGTTGTTCCTTCATCATGTGTAATATCTTTAGAAGTGACATTTCCCGTTTTATCTGTTGTATCGTTTTGGGTTCTGTCATTTTTACGGTTATAAACTTCTTTATTGTTTACATTCGTCAAGACATCAT